TGTTCGTGCCAGCAGGAATCATCCTAGCCGGAGCGTTCATGATCGCGTTCGCCGTCGCAATTGAGAGGAACTAACGAATGCTAGGCGGACTGTTCGGGCGCAATACTTCGGAGGAACGATCGATATCGTTCCAGACTATCTTCGCGTCCGGCGACTCGCTTGCATTGACGACCAACTCGGGCGTCACCATGAACCAAGACGAGGCGCTCAAGCTCGGCACCGTCTACGCTTGCGTCCGCCTGATCGCTGATTCGATCTCGACGCTACCGATCGACACGTTCCGCCGCGATGGGACCGAGCGCGTGAACTATCCGCGCCCCGTCTGGCTGGACTTGCCCGAGGTCGGCATGTCGCGGACGACGCATTTCTCGCAGGTGCTGATCTCGCTGCTGATGAACGGTAACGCCTTCATTCGGATCTTGCGTGACGATCAGGGCATCGCTGGGCTAGTCGTCTTGAACCCACGCAAGGTCGAAGTGCAGCGCAACAACGTCACGCGCCGCGTCGAGTATTCGGTCGACAACGGTCGCGAGATCGTTCCGCATGATGAGATGATGCACCTCACCGAGCTACTCCTGCCGGGCGAGTTGCGAGGACGTTCGCGCATCGATCTGATCCGCGACACGCTCGGGCTGGGTAGGGCGCTCGACACGTTCGCGCAATTGTTCTTTGGGCAGGGCAGCACGCTGGGAGGCGTGATCGAGTTTCCGGGCGCCTTGACGCGCGAGCAAGCCAAAGACCTAAGCGACTCATTCGAGGAGCAGCACCGATCCGTCCGCCGCTCCCATCGTCCCGGCGTGCTATTCGGCGGCGCAAAATATTCGCAGACATCGGCAGCGCCTAACGAGGCGCAGATGTTGGAGTCTCGCCAATACAGCACGGAGGAGATCGCGCGCGCGTTCCGTTGTCCGCCAGCGTTGCTCGGCGTGACGACGCCGGGCGCTATGTCGTACGCATCCGTCGAGATGAACGGGATTCACTTCGTCACGTACTGCTTACGCCCGTACATCGTCAAGATCGAGGATGCCTACAGCAACCTGATTCCCGGTGATGCCTTCCTGAAGATCAACGTCGACGGCTTGCTACGCGGCGACCAGGCTAGCCGATACGCATCTTTCTCGACTGGCATCCAGTCCGGGTTCCTCTCAATCAATGACATCCACCGGTTAGAAGACATGCCGCCGGCGGATGGTGGCGACGTGTACCGGGTGCCGCTTGCGAACGTGGATCTTGCTGCGGCGAACCTTACCGAGTTGGAGAAGAAGACCTCGATCGCCGTGAAGCTCGTGCAGGCTGGATTTGATCCGTCGGCCACCCTGGCATCGCTCGGCTTGGACGCCCTGCCGCATACTGGCTTGCCGTCCGTGCAGCTGCAAGGTATCGCGCAGGTTGATCCCGAAGATCCAGCGGCGGCGTATCCGGTGTCTTCGTGACGATGACGACGGCGCAGATTAGCGTGACAACGGCGGTGACGCTTTTGTGTGCGCCGGATGATATGTCGCAGCGCGTGACGGTTCACAATAACGAGGCGAGCCAGCAAATTTTTCTTGGCGATTCTGGCGTGACGACTTCGACCGGCGTTCACCTAGACGGCAAAGAAGAGCGTCAGATCACGCTCAATCCTGGCGAGGGATTGTGGGGGATCGCGGCGAATACCAACTCGGTCAGCGTGATGATCCAGAGGATGTAAGGATGCCTTACTTCATTAGCGACAAAGAGCCGACCTGCGCGGGATGGGCGACGGTGAAAGAGGACGAAGGCGGGGAACTGATCGTGATTCATTGTCACGGCACCAAACAGGAGGCTATCGATCAGATGGTGGCGATCTCGCTGAAGGAAGGGCTGGAGCCGGGAGGCGAACGCGCCCTGCCTGAGAACTATCGTCCGGCACTCGCCGAGGACGTTCCCGAAGGGCGAGCCTGCGGCAACTGTCATTTCTACGACGAGTCGAACGTGCGGGGCGACAAGGCTTGGTGTGAGCGTTGGGACGAGTACGTCAACGGCGCCTATTATTGCAACGCTTGGCAGCCTCACGAAGACGACGCCGACGACGCGCGTGTGGTCGATCTGATGCTTCCCGAATACATCATCGAAGCCGCGGCGCGCGGCTTGGAATATCACGCGGCCGGATTGTCTGGCGATGGTGTTGTCGATCGCACGATCCGCGAGGCTCGTCTGATGGCTGACGGTGAAGTGTCCGAAGACAAGGTGATCCGCACGAACGCGTGGGCTGCTCGGCACCTGGTCGATCTCGACGCCGAAGATAACCGTGATCCCGAGGCTGAGGGATTCCCCGGCGCTGGCGCGGTCGCGTTCTATTTGTGGGGGATCGACGCGCTCGACCCGCAGCCGGCAATTGACTGGTTCGCTCGGAAAGCCGAGGCGATCAAAGCCGAGGAAGGTGACGCCATGCGCGGTGCTACGATTGACCCTATGACTACTGCCGTCGAGACACGTCGCATCACCGTCAACGAGTTTGAGTTGCGCGACCTCGGCGAAGGCGACGGGATGGCTTTCACGGGCTACGCTGCCGTATTCAATTCCGATTCTGAGCCGTTGCCGTTCATCGAGCGGATCGCGCCTGGCGCGTTTGCTAATTCGCTTGGATCGCGTAACGAGATCAAGATGTTCGTGAACCACGACACGACGCGCGTGCTGGCGTCGAAGCGCGCAGGTACGCTGCGACTCTCTGAGGATTCTCACGGCTTGCGCGTTGAGGCTGATCTTCCAGAAACGACGGACGGCAAGGATCTTGCCTACCTTATTCGTCGGGGAGACGTTGACTCGATGTCGTTTGGCTTCAGCGTTCCGAGCGGTGGCGATACGTGGTCGCCGGATGGTGCGACGCGCGAACTGCGCGAGGTGCGTTTGCATGAGGTGTCGATCGTGACGGCCTTTCCGGCCTACACCGCGACGAGCGCCGGCGTGCGTAGTCTCGACAACCTTGCCGCTGCTACTGGTGCCGACGTGTCGCAGCTCGACGCGGCGATCACCAAACTCGAAGCCGGCGAAACGCTTGACGACGACGCGGCGATGCTGATCGAGTCGGTCGTGCAGAAGTTGCGCGCGGACACGACGATCGGTGATGAGGCGAAGGCTTCGTTGGACTTGAAGCGCAAGCAGCTTGATCTTTTGTTCTCGCGCGTCTAGACGTACTTTCGCGCTGTTACCATTGGGGTTGTCTGATCTGCGGAGCCGCGGCAGGCGCATCCGATGCGGAGCCGCTCGGAACATCCGTTAGACCAACACTTTTGATTCTTGAAAGGATCACCCCGCATGTCTGATTACTTGAAGCGCCAGAACGAACTGCGCCTGAACGCATGGGAAGAGGCCAAGCACCTGCTCGACGCAGCTGCCGCCGAGTCCCGTGACCTTACCGCTGAAGAGTCGGTCATCTACGACCGCATCTCCGAGGACATGGACAAGCGCGCACAGGTCATCGAGCAGATCACCAAGGACGAAGAGCGCGCATTGCGTCTCGACGTTGCTGCCGCTAGCGTCCGCACGGACGAAGTTGCACCTGCCGACGACGACGATGCTGAGGCTATCCGCAAGCTTGCTCGCGGTGAGGTTCGTTCGCTTGAGTTTGAGAAGCGCGACGTTCTGAAGACGAACACCGGCGCACCTGTGCCGACTTCGTTCTACGAGGAGATCATCCTCAAGGCTCGTCTCGTCGGTCCGATGCTCACCACGTCGACCGTGTTGACCACGGCAGGCGGCGAGAACCTCCAGATCCCTCGCGTATCCACCTACTCGGCTGCAACGGTTGCTGCTGAGGCCGGTACGATTGGCGAGAGCGACCCTGCATTTAGCGCCTTCATCACCCTCGGAGCCTTCAAGTTTTCTTACTTGACGCAGGTTTCGCGCGAGATGATCGAAGACTCCGGCGTCGATATCCTCGGCTTTTTGGCCGATCAGGTTGGCCAAGGAATTGGCTTCAACGTCAACAACGCTCTGACCGTTGGTACTGGCACCACGCAGCCGACCGGTATCGTTACCGCCTCGACGCTCGGTGTCACGGGCGGCACGGGAGTCAGCGGTGCGTTTACTGCTGACAACTTGATCGACCTTGCTTACAGCGTAGACGGGGCAGCTCGCATGCTCCCGGGCGCCGGCTACATGATGAACGGTGCTTCGATCGGTGCTGTCCGCAAGCTCAAGGACACCGCCGGCAATTACGTGTTCAGCCCCAGCCTTGCGGTTGGCGTTCCTGACACGCTGCTTGGCTTCCCGCTGATCGAGAACCCGGCAGTTGCTAGCGCCGGTACCGCCGCAAAATCTGTCCTCTTTGGACATCAGCCCTCGTACTATGTGCGTCAGGTTGGCGGCATTCGTGTCGATTCTTCGAGTGACTTCGCGTTCTCGACGGATCTGGTCACGCTGCGCTGCATCCTCCGCGTTGACGGCAACTTGCCGCAGGCGACTCACATCAATCACTTCATCGGTGGCGCATCCTAACCGATAGGTAGAATGGTGGCTACCCGGCAGATCGTTGTCGGGTAGCCACTATTTTTTTTGATCGGGGGAGCATGTCGAATCGCGCGACGCGACGTCAACAGGCGAAGCACACGAAGCAAGCAGCGCCACCACAAGCCGAGGGCGTGACACGGCAGCGAATCCTCTGGTCGAGCAATGCTCCCTTTTCTGCGACGGGCTACGGCGTCCAGACAGCACAAGTCGTGCAGCGCCTAACTCGCGATCAGCACGAAGTCGCGATCGCGTGCAACTATGGTCTGCAAGGCGCGGAGACTACGTGGAATGGTGGCGTGAAGTTGTATCCGACGGGCGTCAGCGGATACTCTGACGATATCCTCAACGCGCACGCGCAGCATTGGGCGCACGGCACCGAGCTCCCCAGCCTGGTCGTGATCTTGTTCGACGTGTGGGCGCTAGAGAATCCCGGCATAAAGCAGATCCCTAAGATCGCCGCGTGGGCGCCCGTCGATCACCAGCCAGCACCGCCGAAGGTGTTGCAATGGTTGAAGCGTCCGAACGTGAAGCCGATCGCGATGAGTCGATTCGCCGAGCGGATGATGGCTGACGATGGCATCGAGTCGATCTACGTGCCGCACGCTGTCGAGCCAGTATTCAAGCCGACACCATCATTCGCCGATGCGGATGGAACGCAAGTCACAGGTCATGAACTGATGGGCGTCAAGTCTGATCGCTTCGTGGTGATGATGAACTCCGCGAATAAGGGCAGGACGCCAGTCCGCAAGTGCTTCGGCGAGAACCTGCTGGCGTTCTCAATCTTCGCCGCCAATCATCCTGATGCGATCCTATACCTGCACACCGAAGCGTCGGCGATCGCAACTGGCGTAGACTTGCGCGCCCTGATTCGCGGGTGCGGTATCCCGGAGAATCAGGTCTGCTTTGTCGACCAGTACCTCTATCGGATGAACCTGCCACAGCAGGCGCTAGCGTCGCTCTACAGCGCCGCCGACGTGTTGCTGGCTACATCGGCTGGCGAGGGCTTCGGTGTGCCTGTAGTCGAGGCGCAGGCCTGTGGCACAAGAGTGATAGTTTCTGACTGGACAGCCCAATCGGAATTGGTTGGCGATGGATGGGCGGTCGAGGTACAGCCGCTCTGGGACCCGTACCAAGACGCGTGGTTCGCCACCCCAATGATCCCGCGCATCGTTGACGCGCTAGAGGAAGCGTACGCTGCCGAGCGCGGACCGAGCCAGCAGGCGGTCGACTTCGCTGCCGACTACGATGCGGATGTTGTCTACGCAAACTATTGGCGTCCCGCGTTGGAGCAGCTTGCCGCGTGGGATCCAGCCGCGGCATGAGCCGACTAGCGACCGTCATCATCCCGGTCTTGAACCGGTACGACCTGCTGGAGCGTGCGATCGGCAGCCTCGGCGAAGTCGAGCGGCT